CATAGAAGAGTTCAGTGCTAATTGTAGATTTATCTTTACATGTAATTTCAAGAATAGGATTATTGAACCATTACATTCTAGATGCACAGTAATAGAATTTAATATCTCTAAAAAAGATATGCCACCTCTATTAGCAGAAATGATGAATAGGTGTGAGGTCATTCTAAATAAAGAAGGTATCACCTATGAGAAGAGAGTTCTTGCAGAGCTCTTAATGAAACATCAGCCCGACTGGCGAAGAGTACAAAACGAATTACAGAGATATAGTGTTTCTGGTGTAATTGATAGTGGAATATTAGTTCAGTTAAGCGATGTAGCTGTATTAGATCTTATGGAACATCTTAAGACTAAGAACTTTAGGCTTATGAGACAATGGGTTACAGATAATGTAGATTCGGATCCGTCGGTTTTGTTTAGAAAGCTTTATGACAATATGAATGAATACGTTGAAGCAGGATCGATACCACAATTAGTATTAATCCTAGCAGATTATCAATATAAGAATGCATTTGTGGCAGACCACGAATTAAATATGGTAGCTTGTTTAACCGAAACAATGTCACAGGTAAAATTTAAATGAAAACAATGAACGAAAAAAAGATATTACAAAATAATATTAAAGATTTACAACAACAGTTGGCACAATGCCACATTAGAGTAAAAGAATTATTAGATGAGAATTCAAGGTTACAAGGGCTTGTTAAACATCGACAGGAACTTATAAAAGAAAATGAATCCGTTTGAATATGTAAAAGCTATTAACACTACCAAAAAGGATATAATGGTAGACAATATAGCAGAAAAAGAATACAATGCCTTTATGGTTAATAGGTCTTTATCCAATTTCAGAGATACTGTATTGTATGCAAACCTCATGAACGTGAATCATCACCTAGATTCGCGGCTTCAATTCGATTTTTTCATAAATACTATTAAGAAGAAGAATAGATTTTCTAAATGGTTGAAACCCATTAAATATGAGAATTTAGAGATTCTAAAGGAATATTATGGGTATAGCAATGAAAAGGCTAAATCTGTTATATCATTATTTAATAATAAACAAATTGAAGATTTGAAGAGAAGGATTTATAAAGGTGGAAGAACAAGCAAAACCAATTAATAATTGGACTCCAGCAGATATGTTGGAAATTACATTAAATGAACCAGATGACTTTCTTAAGGTAAGAGAAACATTAACACGTATAGGCGTAGCATCCAGGAAGGATAATAAACTATTTCAATCGTGTCACATCTTACACAAACAAGGAAGATACTTCATCGTACATTTTAAAGAATTATTCCTACTAGACGGCAAACCGAGTAATCTAGTGGAAAACGATATACACCGTAGGAATACAATTTCTACTTTGTTAGCTGATTGGGGATTATTAAGTATTATTAATCCTAATGAAGCGAAGGACATAGCACCGCTACGTCAGATAAAGGTAATACCTTTTAAAGACAAACAGCTATGGGAATTATGTCCTAAGTATAATATTGGGAATACTCAACCTCAAAGTAAAGAGTAAACTCGTATAAATACTACATGAAAGAGTGCCGATTTACGGGCTCTATTAATCTTGCTTTAAATAGGAGAAACTAAAATGGTAAGAAATACACAACTGAACGTTCCGCGTTCATTATTCGTAGGCTTTGAGCCTTTATTTGACGAGTTGGAGAGGATTCACTCTTCGGCAAGATCAGGAAACGATAACTATCCCCCACACAATGTTGTGAAGATCGATGAGGAGAAATTCCTAATTGAACTTGCTTTGGCAGGCTTCAAAGAAGAAGACATCACAGTCGAAGTTAAAGATGGTATCTTAAAGATAAAAGGTGAAATGCCAGAAGATGGTCGCGAATATGCGTACAAGGGAATTTCATCCCGCAAGTTTGAGAAGTCCTTCCGACTCTCTGAATTTGTAGTTATTGACGGTGCTGATTTTCAGGATGGTATACTAGTAGCATATGCTAGAGTAGAAGTCCCAGAAGAAAGGAGACCTAGGAAGATCGAAATCGGATCTGCTGGGGCATCAACAAAGAAGTCTTTTTTAAATAAGAAGGCCAATTAGCGAAAACTTGGTAGATTTAAATAATAAATTTATCAGGAGATGATGATGGGCTACATACGTAAGCACAAAGAAACACTCTGGTCCGGCTTTGAACTAATATTGGTAGGGTTCTTCACAATAGGATTAGCACCAACATTAATGTTTTTAGCAGGACTGAGTTAAAACCCGTGAGCCCCTAATTTGTAATTAGGGGTTTACATTTGATCGAATCTATGGTATAATAGACACTATATGAATTTTTATACGAACGTTTCTCGTTATGGTAATATGCTTCTGTACAGAGGTATAGAAAACGGTAATCGAGTTCAAAAGAAAATAAAATACAAACCTTCGTTGTTTGTATCTACCCCTAAAGCAACCAAATGGAAATCCTTTACTGGTGTTCCCGTTGCTCCTGTTCAATTTGATTCTATGCGAGATGCAAAAGATTGGATCGACCAAAATAAACAAGTTTCTGGCCGACACATCTTTGGTAACACTAGGTATCAATCATGTTTAATCAATGATATGTTTCCTGGTAATATAGAATTCGACAGATCTAAAATCAATGTAACCACGATCGATATTGAAGTACAATCCGACGATGGTTTCCCAGAGCCAGGTGAAGCTCTTAAAACTGTCACTGCAATTTGCTTAAAGAATAATATCGATAACACCTACTACGTTTGGGGTCTTGGCGACTACGATGTAGAAAAATCTTTAATGAAAACCAATCGTGTAGTTTATAAAAAGTGCATCGATGAAAAAGAATTACTAATAGATTTTATTAATCATTGGGCTACACCCTCATATACTCCAGATATTATTACTGGTTGGAACTCTAAGTTCTTTGATATACCTTATTTGGTTAATAGAATCTTTAGAGTATTTGGAGAAGATCTTGGCAAACAAAATGTTAAAAAGCTTTCCCCTTGGGGCACGGTCGATCGCCGCGAGGTTAAGATCGCGTACAAATCTACCAATAGAAATGAAACATATGAAATGCTGGGTATTTCCCACATGGATTATATGGAAGTATTTAAGAAGTTTGGATATGCCTACGGCCAACAAGAATCATATTCCCTTAATAATATTGCACACGTAGTGCTAGATGAAGCAAAGCTATCTTATGAAGAGTTTGGTTCTCTTTACGATCTATACAAAGCTGATCATCAAAAGTTTATTGATTATAATATTAAAGATGTAGAATTGGTAGATCGATTCGAAGATAAAATGGGACTAATTACTCTTGCTGTTACTATGGCATATCGTGGTGGTGTTAACTATACCGATACGTTTGGTACCACAGCAATTTGGGATACTCTTATTTACAGAGATCTTATTCAAGATAATATTATAGTTCCATTTCCAAAAGATTCTATTAAAACAGCTTATGCAGGTGGTTACGTAAAAGAACCTCAGGTTGGTATGCACGATCACGTAGTATCCTTCGATCTTAATTCTCTTTACCCCTCCTTAATTATGCAATACAATATGTCACCTGAAACAATTGCCGATGGTAAAATAGTAGATGTCACTGTAGATTCTATGCTTGAGGGTAAGCAACAGGTTTATAAAGATGGTTATGGTTTATGTGCCAACGGGCAATACTTCCATACTAAAAAACAAGGTGTACTTCCTAAAATCGTAGAGGAAATGTACAGCGAAAGAGTTGAAGTTAAAAAACAAATGCTTCAATCGCAGCGTGAACTACAGACAGTAGATTCAAATGATAAACAAGAAATATATAGAATTCAACGAGACATCTCGATTGCAGAAAATAGACAAATGGCTATTAAGATTCTTCTTAATAGTTTATATGGTGCTCTTGGCAATAGGTATTTTAGATTTTTCGATCAGAGAATAGCAGAAGCAGTTACTTTATCTGGTCAATTAATTATTCGTTGGGGAGAACAATCTATTAATAAGTACCTAAATAAGGTCCTTCAGAGCTCCACAGACTACGTATTAGCGATCGATACCGATTCCCTATATGTTGGATTAGGGCCCTTGGTAGATAAATTCGCTCCATCTAACCCCATAGACTTCTTAGATAAAATTAGCCAAGATAAGTTAGAAAAGGTCTTTGTTGATTGTTACGAGAATATATTCCAGCGATATGGTGGGATAGAAAACAAA